CCTCCTTACACAGCGCCGAAGAATGCGCCCCTCTTGACGATTATCAAGAGTTCCGCATACGTTCCCAAAGCCGACCCAGGGGCAAGTGCAAGCACCTGCAAAGGCCCAAACCCTGCCGTCGCCACAACCATGTTGATACCCGAGTACCCACTGGTCGTCCCGCCGATCCTGAAGCTCCTGCTTGACATGCCGATCAGAGCTGCGGTGACATTCACCGTCCCGATGCTCTGGACCCTCCAGATCGACTCGTCATCCCCTGGCAGTATGTCAGGATAATGCTTTTGGAGTGCCGTGTCGCCGAATGGCATCGGCACGGGTGAGTTCAGAATCCCGTAGATCGCATTCGTCCCCACCGCCAGATACCCCAAGCCCAGTGAGACGTGTATGGGGTCCTGCACGTGCAAGACCGCCCCTGAGGGGAACGCCACTACCCCCCCAGGCACTCCTCCAGGATTGGCCCCCTGTGGTGAAATACCCGGTGCCAGCGGTATGCTGTGCCCCGTCGTCTTTTGCCACAGCCTGAAGCCATAGGGAGCATTAACGTTCGCCATCCCTCAACGCATCCTTTCTTCGGCCGAAGACGGCCGAAATGACATTTACGAGCCCGAATGGACCCGTCGTCCTTCCCTTACTTCAGTGTGTTCCTCAATGTGGGTTTCGTCAAGGTCCTGAAGGATAACTTTTTCCTTTCCCCCAAGCATGTCCCTTGAGATGTTTTCCGCCCCCTCGAAGAACTGTTTCTTGTTCTGACTGTAGGCGTTGTGGCTTGCCATAGACATGGCCTTGAGGTTGTCATCCCAAATGCGCCTTCGAATGCAGACCATCACGTTGTAGATCGCCTCGCCGCTTGAAGGGTCGGCCGTCCCATCGGGGATTTTCCATATCTCCCCGGTCCACTCAAGGGGTGACTTTGCCTTCTCCTCATCCTTGTCCACAGGTCGTCGAATGAGCTTGAATCCTGCCTCCTGTGCACCCGTGAGATCCCCTTCGCCGCCCTGAATACGCCACGTTACATACCAATCCTTGCCAATGATCTTCTGCACATGATCGGCGTCGCGCACAAGCGGATTGTTGCGCCCACGCGGCCGATCGAGGATCTTCGTCAACGGGTCAACACCGATCTCATGCTGGGCGATGTTGGATCGCCTTGTGCGATCGCTATATTCGGCGAATGCAAGCCAATAGGCTTTCTGATTCTGCGCCTTGAGCGTCGCCACGAAGTCATCAGGAAGCTTCCGAAAGTACACGTAGTCGAACTCAAGCCTCGTCCCCGGCATCGAGTCCATCCGCACGATCTCTTCTTCCCCCGTGGACTCTCCCACCTTGAAGGTCTGAAGCAAGTCCACCGACTCACTTGGCACATTCGCCACCACTGTCGGGGGCGTTTTCGCGCTTTTCGCTGTTGCTGTCTTTGCCATTTCCATCACTCCTTATTTCACATACCCACGGGTTCGAAGCAAATCCTCGAAGTCAAGCCCGCGCCTCTTCGCCTCGGCCCGAAGCTTCTGCTCGGTTGCCGAATCAGGAAGCCTCACGCGAGGCTTCGTCGAACCGTTGGGAACCGTCAACGTCGATCGCCCTTCGCTGTTCACATGCGCCGCAGGACGCACATTCGCGGGCTTCGTTGGGTCGATGCCAAGCTCCTTCAGCTTCGCGGCCACCGCCTCGTCGACCTTTTTCGCTACGGTCTCCGTCTCGATCTCGGCCTGATGGTTCTGCCTCACCGAAACCCACGCACGCTCGAAGATGTCCGGTGCAATCTGCACATCGGGGGGCTGCTGGGCCACGAGCGCCTCTACCTCAGCCTTGTACTTCTTGAAGTGCGGATCGCGGGCCTCAAGCAGCTCCTTACGGGTGTTTGCAAGTGAGCTTGACATACCCCGCAGCAACCCTCCGTACTCCTGTTCACTGACCATTTTGTTGTATTTGCGCAACACCGCTGCACCTTTCTCCTTGTCGAAAATCTCATCGCTGTGCTCTGCGAAGAACTCTTCAGGAGATTGTGTTGGAGTGTTCACAGGAACCGGTGCCGTCCTCGGTGCTTGCAGCTTCGATGCAAGTCCGTCGATGCTTTCCTTCATCGCTCTGGTCGAGTCGCCTTGAGCCTTGAGCGCCGCAAACTCCGCAGGTGTCATCGTTACCACTTCGGGCTTCGGCTCTTCCTCCGGTCCCACATCGACCTGAAGTTCATTGGTCTCTTCAACGTTCTCCTCGGCCGCCGCTTCGGCGCCTGCGGCTATGTTCTCAGGATTCGTCGGACTGAAATCAATCTGATTCTTTGCCATCATCTTCCTCCGAAGTGCTTCGTGAGAGCTTCAGGATAAAGCTATGCACATTGCGGTAGGCTTTCGCCTCGCCCTGTCGCAGCCTGAACTGCTCCACACTGGTCACTTCGCTTTCCAACGCACCCTTCGCTTCCTCAAGATTGCTTACCAATATCAGATGCAGCAGCTCCCAGTACTCACTGCCCACCAGCCCCCGGGCCAGCTCCTGCATTCGCGCCAGGAACGCTCTGGACTGCACTTCCTGCGGGCTCTCCTCCCGGTCCTCCGGGGGCTCCTGCCATTGGGACAATAGCTCCTCCAGCGACGGGGGTCGGCCCTCCTCCAGCTCCGGCATTCATTCCTCCTTGATTCCTCATCGCATCCAGGGCGGATATCTGCTGCGCATTCTGCTGCCGCAGCAACTGTATCAGCTTTTCCCACTTACTCACGTCTTGCAGATAATTCTCAGTATCAGTGAAATCAGCAAAGGTATAAATCTCCTTCAGCAGATTCACGCTTCCCACATAGATTTCCAACAGTTGCGACCATGCATCAGGGGCAACCTGCTTGAGCTGCATCCCTTGTGGCCCGAACACCGCCTGCGAGAGCTGCACCAATTGCGGCTGGGCCTGGAAGGTGAGTTCTGAGAGCTGCACGATCGTGTCCTTCTTTGCCTCGTAGCTATGCTCGATGTCAGTCGTGTAGATCTCGAACTTGAACTTTCTCGGCACATCGCTGATGTTCATCGAAAGGATCTTCTCAAGCCGAGTGATCTCTTCATCAGTCAAGCGTGCAAGCTGTCGCTCATTCCAAATGACCCTCTTCACATTCCTCACCAACTGGAACATCACGAGCATCCCTACCCGCGCCCAAGACTCACTGGTCGACTCCACCGTGGTCTGCATGATGCCCTGGCTTTGCTGCATCCGCATTTCCTGCCCACGGAACGTATCTCTCGTTCCCAGCGTCGGGTCGGCAAAGCCGCGATCAGGTGAGGAAATGCCCACCGCCTGTGCCGCAAGCGACCATACAAGGTTCTCGCTCTGAAGGCTTGATGCAGGGACTTCCCCCATCGTGAAGGCTTCCATGTCTTCCTTGGGATTTTCTGTGACCCACACTTTTCCCTGATAGATCGTGTTCTTGTTTTCACGAAGAACAGACCTCCTTATCGCCAGCATCTTCATCGTGGCAAGCTTCATGCCATCGTTGCGAAGCCTATGCGTCCCACTTGCCTCGTCCTGAAGGTTTTCGCATATCTGGCCCACACCACGGCTCTCAAGCATGAAAGACCTTGGCACATATCCGAATGCCTCGAACTCGCGTGCAGCGATTCCGTTGAAGGTCTTTCGAATGAGACACCTGTCCTTCTCATGAATGGTGAAGATCAGGTCTTCCCACATCTTGTCATCGTCAATGTCCCAGAAGAAATGGAACTCCATCAGGTCGATGACTCGTGGGCTTTGGGGCGTGAACCCCCGAAGCTTCTCGGATGCGATCTCGCTGTCAGTGAAGTCATCCCGAAGCCACGTCTTGGGGTCGATCTCCATCCCCATTCGGTTCGTTGGTGCATCGTAGTAGCCCTGCGCTACCTTGTTCTCAAACTCGTGCAGAGGCATGTGAAGCTCGTGGGCGATCCATGGCATCCTCTGTATCTCGTCCCAGAACGGCGGATAATACACGTCCTCTTGGGAAATGGGAATAATCGACGGCCCATCGTGATATGTCATGACCTGCGTCTGTGCGGCGCCGCTTTCACTGTCATCGCTCTTGAAGCGCCACTCAAGGGTGTCCCAAACCACCTTTACAAGCAGCAATCCCATGAACGTGGCCTCGTCGCTCACCACGCGCTTCACCTTGTCGAGATTCAGGTCGAATTGCGAGTTTGCGAGCAACCCAAGGTATTTGGTAATCAGTTTTGCATCTTTGTGGTCATCAGGGTTGTCGCTTGCGCTCTTTGCTTGCCAAAAGAACGGTTTGTTCGTGTCGTAGTAGCCTTTGACCTTCGCGTAGGCCGTCTGCGCATGGATCTGCGTCAACGGAGGCTCAATGCGCGATGCATTGCTCAACGAGTGCTCAGCAGGAGTCGATTCTGGCATTGCTTCGCGCTGGCGGCGCCATTTGATGATCTTTTTCATCCGCTCCGCTCGTGCACTCCTCGAATGCTCAAGCTCGGTGAGAAGGTATTCGAGGATTTCGTCTTTTTTCTCATCGCTCAGGTCAAGCGAGAACGAAGAGGTCTGGGGCTGGCCTTCGGCCTCTTCACCTGTCTGTTCGGCGGCTTGTTGGTCAATCGTTGACATTCATTTCTCCTCAATACCCGAAAACATTGTCGCTCTCGATAAGCTGAAGTTCATGCTCGATCTCGGCCTCCACGGCAAGCTCGATTTCCTCCGCATTGGCCGGTCGCTTCATCCACGAGAGTGCCTTTTCCGTCTCATCCAGCACATCGAGCCGTTTTGACGGGAAAGCATCCTTTTCCTGCTGTAATTCTACCACAGCCTCAGGTGTCGCGTATATCAGTCCCTGCGCGAAGTGCCATCCCAGCACTGCACGTATCCTCGCCACCTTATCACCGACCGCAGGGGCTTCGCGCAGGTTGATCCACACCTTTCTTCGCTCCTGCTCCTTTTCCAAGAGCTGATAGAGCCCTTTCTGCATCGCATTGGTCTCGAAAAGCGTCGCCTCAATGAGCCCCGGGAACAATTCCCACGCCTCGAAGATCGCATCGAAGGTCTTGTCCATCGACATATAGCCAACTTTGTTCCAAACCCGAAAATCCCTGTTCTGATCGTCCATGAAATGCACCGCAACACTCGTTCTTGAAGTCAGTGCATTCACATTCCGGTCCTTCGAGGCCGCATCAGTCGAGATAACACCCGTCAGCGATGCTGCATTAAGGGTTTTGACCTCATCACTCAGCTCATCGCGAAAGGAAATGAGATAAAGACCTGAATTGTGGTCGTTGAAAAGCTTGCATGGCTTCACCACGTATTTCGCAAACTCGTTGATGCCGCTCTTTCGAGGCTTATTCCAGTATTGGAGTGCTGCGGTCCACGAATCCATCTTGCTCAGTTGCTTCTCGTCGATGATGTCAGGAGCGATCATCACACCATCTTCCTGAACGAGCCGATAATAGACGCTCCACTGTCCCCCAGGCACCGGGATTGCATCCTCGTCGAAGGCTCCCACGAACTCCTTCGCGTCGTTGAAGGGCGGCTCGTAGCAGTCGTCCTGGGCATATCGGGTCCCGACGATGCCAATGACATCCCGTTTCGGTGCAATCAAAAGCGCATTCAGGTTCGTGTTCATCCACTTCTTCGCGTTCTCCATCATCGTCGTCGCCTGGTATTGCCAGTCCACCGCATCAAGACCGATAGGGTCATCTATGCAAAGGTCCGTGTGGTGATCGCCTTCACCCGAGCCGGTCACCCCTGCGGCTTTGATGCTTGGCTCGGGTGCGACCCTCTGTCGATTTGGCATGACCATGGTTTCGGCGTTCCACTCTTTGGAATTGGGCAATGGCACTCTCGAAGGGATCAAAGTACCATCGGGCATTGTCCACCCACCACCGTAGAGTGCGCCATAGAGAGGATTTGCATCCATCGTTTTCTGGCTCAAATATTTGAAAGTCTCCGCCCGGGAAATGATTGCGTTGACGATGCGGATGCGCTTCTCGCTGTCTCTTGTCAGCATCCATGTGTTTGCTCCATGCGTGAAGATTGTGGATTTGAGGAATCCCCGTGGCATCAAAGCCAGAAACCTCGCCCCCGGGGCCATGCAGGCATCGCTCTGGCGCCAATTGCACATATCGAGATTCAGCCCATCGTTCAGGAGATTGTACGGACCATACGCGCCTGCGATCACTTTCAAGAAAAACCAAAGATTCACCAAGCCTGCCTGCCGCATCATATCAAGCGTTGAGCGCACGCCAGTCGTTGGATGAGGGCTTGTGAGGTCGGCATATAGATCGATGAGTGCTTTCTGGCCCACGGCG